TCTCCCTCGGTAATCTGGGGTTTAGTGTCATCGTAGGGAATTGTTCCTGTTCCAGTAGCCACCGCGCTAACTTTAGAACTTACTACTTGTAAAACTTTTCCATAGTCTGAGTCAGCAGAAGCTAGTGTGTCTTTGATAATCCATGCGTTATTAGCTGCGTTGCGCTGCTTTAAAAAACCAGATGTAGTATCGGCCCAATACATATAGGCGTACCTTGTTGACGGTTGTGTGGCCCCGCTGTTGTTTGACACTATTGCCGCTAGCGTGTCGTTAAGGTCTGAGCGAAACGCGTTACCGGCCTGATTTGCTAAAATATAATCTTCTTGTGCCATTTAATAGCCCCTTGAAATATGGTCGAATGTTCTGTTAATTGCAGACCCACCCGAATTTTTAAATATTATATCAAATCCACCCACGGCTTTGTTTGATATTTCGTAAAAGTCACCCGTTGCCATGTTTTGTGCTGTAATTCCTATTGCGGGTATAACTTGATAATCAAATGGAAACGCTATTGATTTAGATGCTGCTCCGCTTGCTATATCCTCACCGCTTGACGTTCTATCAGGCATATCAACAGATACAGACAATGAGTTAACACTGATATTATGTGTAGTATACGCGCTTTCTAGCTCAAGTTTAAACTGAAACGCTCTAGCAGAATAATCGCCTATAACTAATTTCTCATAGCTGCCAAAAGCAATATTGTCTGTTGATGTCCTAACATACATTATTGCTTCAACGTCATCGACTAACTCACCGTCAAAACTTGCCCACGTATCTATGAATGGCCGCGAATCAATTAAATCGTCTGCGTCAAAGCCAGCCATAGATATAGCTGTCGTGATTCTTGACGTTTGAACAGATCCTAAGTCTATAGCATCTTCAAAAATATAATTCCCTGTAGTCGCTATACCACCCAATGCTGACATTAAAGGCCATGTATCAACAAGACTTGTCTGCTCATCAATTGTATTAAGCGACTCCAGAATTAAACCGCCTTCACTAGAAACAAAAGTATTTGTTTTTGTTCCCGAAAATCCTGTTTCTGTTAGCTGCTCAATAAAATTAAGAGCTATAACACTTGGCGCATCTGTCGTAATAATAACAGCATCAGGGCTTTGGTTGCCGCTGCTATCTATCCATTTAGCTAAATAAGATCCCTCAACTAAAGGCAATGAAACAGAAGTAGACGACCCCGGCACCTGTCCAGCAATATCTACAGAGTTTGACCATGTAGGTGTTATCTTGTCTGGCGTGTGCCTAATGCGTATATAGCCACCTACAATTACATCTAGGTCAGTTGATCTATCCCAAGTAAAAAATATTGAACCAGTTATTGCACCCTGAACTTCAAAATTTGTTACGTTGTTTGGGATTAAAGTTAGGCCGTATATGATTTTAGTAGCTATTGCAGTCTGCGACCTTAACCCGATTAAACTAATTGCAGTAATTCGAATTTGATAATTACCCGCTACAACTGGCTCAAGATTCACGGATGCGGTTGACGTATTAACGGTTACAAAGTTGCCATTTTCACGACGATACTTTATTTCATAGCGTGCGCCTCTGTCGCCTGCAAAGCTTACCGTCATCCTAGCGCCGACAACGGAGCTGGTGATTAAATAAAGCTCTTCTTCTATTTCTATATCAGATGGCTTGTTAGGGATAGGTCTTAAATTAGATATAGGAATTGGGTCAAGCTTTATGTTGTTTTCAATAGCCGCATATTTATCAGCGCGATATTCTAAAGCGGTAACTGAAGCGTTAACGCCATCTTCACTAATTGAAATAACACGCCATGTTTCAGGATTAACGCTTGTTGATGCTAGCACCCAGATAGATTGTAGTTCGGGGGTATCACTAAAAGCTGGGCTAACTGTCAAGGTTGTCGTTGCACCTGCACCCGTTGTTACTGTTGAGCTTTCGACTGATCCATCCGGCATTACAGCCCATAAAGTGTATGTGGACGCCCCGTCAATAGTTACCGAACTATCAAGCGTAAATGCTGACGCTGTTGCAGCCTGAAATCTACCGCCTAATCGATCCCCTGAGCGTACAGGGTCAGACGTTTGTATAACCTCACCTGGAGATATAGAAAGGCCATCTAAGCCAGTGCTAAAAGTTACCGTGTCCGTTTCCATTGACTCAGTAAACAATATCGCCTTGCCAAATCGATGCGCTTGACCTCTTGACGTACAGCCAAAGGCCGCAACATCTTTTTTAATAAATCCAAACCGATCTATGCCAACCTCGTCTTCAATATACTCAACAGACTGACGATATAAATCTGCGGGGTCGTTCCATGTAACAGCGATTACTGTTGATCTCGTTCTTGCGCTAGAACCTGCATAACTAAACGCTCCATTGATAACGTTAGCAGGTGTAAATAAAGCAGATGGTTCTTTAGGTGCGTCTTGAGTCAATGTAACCGTCCCAGCCGCCCAATAGCTCATTGCTGCAAAGGCTGAGGCTAATGATTGAAGCATTTTAATAGCTTCTTCTCGCGTCTGTAGATAAACATTAATTGTGTATCGTGGCTCTGTGCTGCCATCGCCATTATCAACAAGCTCGTCACAATATTGTGCTATTTCGTACAGTGTAAATTTATCTATCTGATCTGCTGAGACATAATTTCCTAAACCGTAGCGAGAGTTTACGACTATATCATAAAACACCCACGCCGGATTATTTGAGTATGCCGTTGTAAACGTGCCGTTCCATGCGCCGTCATAAACTCTTGTCAACGCATTATAATTGCTAGGCACTTGTATAATCATGCCTTCAATTTCATAACCCCGTGATGGCACTTTGCTGTATAGCTCACTATCAACTGATAAGGCGATTAGCGCACTGTTTGGGTAACTAAACTTTTCATCTGTAAATTCTGTGAAGCTATCCCAAAATGTTTTGTTTTGCAAAGCTTGGCTTGTGCTATCGTCGGTCAATCGTCTTAAACGAATATCCCAAGGCCCAGTGCCGGGCAAATCTACATTATAAGATCTTTGATACCGGCTTGATGTTTTGCCGGTTATAATATCAAAGTCATCATAGGTTGTTGCAGAGCCAGATATTTCAACTGTACCAGTGCCGCTAGTTTTAACAACCCTAAATTCATATGCGTCTTCAGTTGACGTATTAAAGGATGCTGACTTATTACCTGTTGCGGGTATAAAACCCATTATCTGCCCCCGTCATTTCCGCTATAATCCTGAATGTCAGGCGTATTTTTACCTGTCCCGCTAAATGATCCGCTAGACAAAGCATTCCATGTTGTATCACCTACTGCTCTATAGTCTACCCTATAGCCTAGCGTCTGGAATCCCGCCCCATTGCCTAGCCAATTAATTGATAATTGAGCATCTAAAATATCTCTATCTACACTAGAGGCCACGCCTGCACTATCGTTAGTTAAATCTATATTGTTGTTTGATAATTTTTGTGTAACATAGCCGCCGCCATCGTCTTGTATATCAATCGCCAATCTAACACTTGTGCCGCTTACATCGCCATTACTTGTATTTTGACTGGTTAGTCTTGGAACAGATACAGTAACGCGCACCGCGTCAACATCACTACTAGCGACAGACCGCACAATAGCTGTGTCTTTTTTAATCTCAACACCTACGGACTGCTCAGATTCAACACCTGTAAAAGCCGCCATTTGCGTCTGCCCTTGGGTACCTTGGCGGGTGTCAAAGGTAACGCCCTCGACGTTTAAAGATCCATCAAAGTTTTGCAGTGGTGTATTATCAAAATAAATTGACTTTAAGCCATCAACTAAACCAACTATCTCACCTTCTGAAACAAGATCAATAAACCTTGCATATTCCTTTGATTGAAGATCGTCGGGCGATTCGCTTGCAACTCTAGCGCTGCCGCCTGAGCCTTTGCCGCCGCCTGAACCTTTAATCATTTTCATAATTGCGTCGCTCTCAGTCCCGCTGATATTACTTGTGAGCCTACAATCATTCGACCATAGCAAATGGGTACGGGGTTTCCTTGTCGGGTAGTATTTACAGCGCCATTGAATATAAATGAGGGTTTATTTTCCGGTCGCTCCGATGAGTCGGGTGCCGCTTGTGGTGAAAATAACATCTCTGATACGCCACCAAGCACCATAGCTATTCCTATGTTTGTTATCGGCTGAATGCCAGTAACAAGGCCTACTGCTATCAAAGCAGACCCTAATACTATTTTTCCCAAACCCTCGGCACCTGCAACAACGGGAACAATTCGTATAGTCTCGCGGTCTGACATAGGGTTGGCTACTTCGTTAATGTCTAGCTCGTCTTTGCCGCCTAGAAGGATTCGGTAGTAGCCACCGTCAATTAAAGACTGCTTAAAGCCCTTTATCGTTACGCTGAGAGCCTTTATCGCTTGGGCAGGTGAAACTACATCGTACAAATGAACTTTGCCGTATAGCGCGCCTAGATTGCCGTAGAGCATTATTGTTTTAATGATGTGTGCCTCAGTATTCCCGCTGTAATTTTAGAGTACCAGCCGCCATAGATATCAAGTGATGATAATCTGCCCACTTGATGATGTGCAATTTTATTGTCGCCAACATAAACCGCGCCATGATTAGGTACTTGGCTACCTACTTGCATTAATAGTATATCATTGACCTGCAAATCATCAACCGGATAAAAGCCAGCGTCTTTGGCTCTATCAATATAATGATTTTCACCACTTAGCCACCAGTTATTGGCACGATAATAATCAGGCATATCAATATTTAATTCTTGCTTATAGTAATCACGAATAAAAGTAAAGCAATCAACGGAGCCATGTATAAATGATCGACCGTATAAAGGCAATACATAGCCAGTAGGTTTAAACTCATACACGTTACCGCTAGGGTAAGACATTATCAGCCATTTAAGGCCCGACTGCTCACACCCGATTAGATCCGCAGGGCTTGGCATAGGTGATAAATTAGGGTGACTATGCACAACCGTATCGATTGCGCCTGAGTCTTCTGCGTCTGCGTAATCTTCTGGATGAATTGCGAACTGTAGACCCGTAGCTATATTTCTGCATCGCACGTACCTTTTTTTGCCTTTAACAATGACAATTAAGCCGCAGCATTCTTTAGGGTAGCATTCTTTAGCGTGTTCAAATATTTCCGCTTGAATAGTCATCAGTTCGAGCTGCCAGAAAATCCGCCATATGGCAAGGTTGCATTATCACCAAACCTTAGCTTGCACGAGCTTACACGATGGCCGCATACGTCCTGTGCTGCGTCTGTTGTAATGACATCCATAATAGTTGCGACAGGGCCGCCCGCATAACTACATTCAGCGCTACGGTATTGCCACGCACATACGTTTTCGGTTACTTGTCGCTTGGGTAGTTTAACGTTGGTTAGATCCATTGCAGACGCTAACTCAAACTCGATAAAAATACCGTTTTCGGATGCCTTGCGATCTACGTACCAAATTTCATCAGCAAAATAAACATTGGGATCTGCTGAAGCATTACCACCGCTAAAATTAACAGCGTCTAAATATTTCACAAAGGTTCTGCGCCGAGTAAATTTAGCGCCTACTAAATCCTCATTATTACGAACTAAGGCACCAACGATACCGCCTGCATTAGAAGCCTTTAGAGTTGGCCTTGGTTGTGTGCCTCTGCCACTCTTGGCAAATCCACTAGCCTCAATGGGAAATCGTGAATAGGTATTACCCTGCCATACAATATCCGCGCCTAGCTTGTTTGTATCATTAACCCAGCGCAATACATCGCCATCGATGTTAGTTGCATCAATTTCAAATAAATCGATAACACTTCCCGCGGCTAGTTTTTGTACATCAGTTGAAATCATTTAACATTACCCAAAAATCTATTCACCAAACACTTCCTGAAAATTTGCATTTAAAACCCAGTTGTCATACTGGTTAATCGCTGGACTCCATTCACTG